TTAACTAATGATGCAGTATTTACAACAGATGTACCAAGTTAAAATATAAAAAATGGCAATATATAATATAACATCTCAACAGTTAAAAGGTAAAGGTATTTTAAATTCGTTTGAAATAGCTGCGGGTGGGGTATTTTCTAATACTCGTTCATTGTCATTTGACGGAAGTAATGACTTTGTACAAAGCGACGCAACATATTCTAAACTTGATGGGCAAAGTAAGGCAAGTTTTTCTATGTGGTTAAAACCAACATCAAGTAGTGGACGACTAAGAACTGTTTTTCAAATTGGGGACGGTTCTGCTTCGAACGTTAATGGTGTTTGTCAATTATTTTTATATGAAAATAGTAGAATAGACTTTAGCGTTGATACAGGTACATTTTTTGGCAGAGCAGATATTTCGGGTATTACATATGGTTCGTGGAATCACTTGCTTATTACTATTGATTTTGATGCAGCTCCCGAATTTAAGTGCTACGTTAATGGCGTTGATGCAACAACTAACGACAATATGAGTACAAAAACTGCCTTTACAAATGCCACACAAGGATTAATGATTGGCGAATGGCACACGGGCAAATATGCTCCATTTTTAGGAGGCATTGATGAATTTGCAATATGGTCGGGTGTTGCTTTAACTTCAACTGATGTCACGTCAATATACAATAGCGGTGTGCCTAACAACCTAAACGATAGTAATGTTGTGGCTACTGCGCCAACAACTTGGTATAGAATGGGAGACGGAGATACTTTCCCAACAATAACTGATAATGGTAGTGGAGGCAATAACGGAACAATGACAAATATGGACAGTGGTGATATAGTAGAAGATGTCCCAAGTTAATTAATATTTATAAGAAAATGGCACATAAAGTATTTATTAGACACACCTATATTTACAAATGTAGTGATAATAAATGTAAAGGAGAGTGGAAAATAAATGAAGCCGAAAGTATTGAAAAATTAGGTTGTCCACATTGTGGAAAACAAGATTATGTAGAATACGTTAGAGTAGATCAACGTGAAAAATATAATAAAAAATGGGAATAGGAACTAGAATGGGAATAGTGGCCCTAGCAGGAGCAGGAAGTGCTTTTGCAGATACAACTTCTTGGGAATTAGATGGAACTGATGATTATCTAATAGGTACCTCTTATAATACATTCCCAGCTCATAATGCAGCATCAGATGATGAAAGTTGGACAATAAATACCTGGGTAAAGTTTGATTCAATATCAGGTAACCAATATATATACTATATTAGTGAAAGTGGAGGTACATTAGTAACCTATCTATTTGTTAATGGTGATGGTAGACTACAAGCATTTGTAACGGGTAACAGTTCTAACTGGACACGTTCTGGTAACAGTGTAATTGCTGCTGATACATGGTATATGTTATCTGTTAAATATGATTCAACTGAATCTAGTAGATATTCAAGATTAAAAATTAGGGTAAATGGAGCTGCTCCTAGTGGACACACAAGTAATTTTTTAGAAGCTAATTATGGAGCTAGTGGAAATATACATCTTGGATCAAATTATGCTGAAAGTAATATTATGGGAGGACATATAAATGAACCTGCAATTTGGATGAATTATGTTGCTTCTGATTCAGAGTTATTAGGTTTATATAATTCAGGAGCAGCAACTAATTTAAATAGTCATTCTACGGTTCCTACAAACTGGTTTAGATCTGAAAATGCTGTGTGGGATGGAACAGATTATACAATGACAGATGAAATGGGAACAGGATTAACTGTTAAAACTGATAACATGTCACAAGCTTCTAGAACTACTGATGTTCCATCATAAAATCCTTGGATATTGTAAAAATATTTCGTATACTATAACATAAATAAAAAATAAAAGTTATGTTAAATTCCAACCTTAAATTCAATATTTTGATTATATTTTTATCAATATTGTTTTGTGTTTCATATGTTTATATTATTATCCAATTCAATATCTATTTATGGGTATTACCCCTTCTAGCTGGGTTATTTATTGGTAAAAGATTTATTAACCCCCTAATTTTTAAAGATGAAAGGAGATAAAAAGAATTTTAAATCAAGGAAAATTACTACTGCCGATGGAACTATCATGTATACTTTTGATGGAAAACTACACAATTGGGAAGGACCAGCACTAATTCCCGAAGGTAACATGAAAAAACGTGAATATTACTTAAATGGTATTAAACACTCAGAAACAGAATATAAAGAAGCATTAAGAAGACGTGAAGGTTTACCATGGTATAAAGGTTCAGGTGCTAAAGCTAGGTTTTAAATTAAAATTATATTGTTATGGATAATATTTATAATCAAATCTCCGAAATGGAACTTAACGATCTTGAAGATAAGTTAATAAATTTACAAAATCTTATTATAGAATACTATAATATTAAAGATGATCTTTGGAGATACCACCCAGGAAATGAAAATTTTGTTAACCCAATCAAGGAATTTGATGAGATAAAAAACAAAATAGATGAATTAGAAAGAGATATGAGTGAAATAGAACTCAAAATCATACATTTAAAATCAACTAATTAACCGTATATATAACTATAAAATATGGATTTGGATAATATATTTGGTTTATTTGGTTTTAATAAAGATAACGATAATTCTAAAGAAGAATCCTATTTAAAAGAAATTGAAGAATATAAATCTACTCCAAAATATAAAGTTGGAATGTTTTATAAAATGATATCTAATGGTATTCAATTTCGAGGTCAACTTATAAAATTTTTTGAAAAATCAACTAGAGAAGAGCTGGATTTAGGTATAGGAGAAGTTGGTGATTATATGATGTATACTAGGGCTTATTATTGGATACAAGAATGCAATATAAAAAAAGATGAATGGAAAGAGGCTTTACAACATTATTTAAAACAAGAAGGTTTTGAAAATAAAGAATGTGAAAAAAATGATTTTATAAATTGTTTTATTCTATCTATTAAATATTTTGAGGAAATAGAAGAATTTGAAAAATGTGCTTTCCTAAAAAATATTCAAGATTATCTAAAAAAAGAGTACATTTTAAATTTATTTTAAAAAATCCTTGGTTTCCTAATCTATTTTTATTACCTTTATTTATATTTGATTATTTAAATGTAAAAGTTTAAAATATTTTGAATATAAAAAAATAAAATTTATTAAATAAAAAATGAAAAATAAAGAGTTATTATTAAGACGCATGCAGACTTTAGAAGGTTTACTTAAACGAACTAGAGTATACCTCAGTGAAAATCGTGTACAAGATGCTAAAAAAGTAATTGAACAAATTCTTGAATTAAGACAAGACATGGAATCAATAGTAGAAAGAGAAAATTAAAATTTAAATAAAAGTTATGAAATTAACTCCAGAACAAATTCAATCAAATTGGAATCAATTACTTAAATATATTGATCAATTTATATCAGAACCACGTAAAGAAAAATTATTAGATTTCTATAAAAAATATGAAGAGCGCATTATGTTAATGCCTGCTGCTCATAAAAAAGAATATCATAATGCATTTCCAGGTGGATATGTTGAACATGTTAATCGAGTAGTTCGTTGTGCTGTTAAACAATATGAATTATGGAGAGTTGAAGGAGCAGATATGTCTACTTTTGATATTGAAGAATTAGTATTTTCAGCTATTAATCATGATTTAGGTAAAATGGGTGATGAAGAAAATGAATCTTACATCCCTCAGACTGATAAATGGAGACGTGATAAGTTAGGTGAGGATTATATGTTTAATAAAAAAGTACCATTTGCTTCAGTTCCTGATAGAGGTTTATTTTTACTTCAATCACATGGTATACAATATTCATTTAATGAAATGCTAGCTATCCAGACACACGATGGTTTATATGATGAAGCAAATAAAAAATATCTATTTGCATTTATGCCAGAACAAAAACCACGTACATGTTTACCTTTTATCTTACATCAGGCAGATTTAATGGCAGCTCGTATTGAATTTGAACGTGAATGGTTACCTAAATTAAAGGGGGAACAAGGATCCGTGGATAAGTTAAAAGAAAATTATACATTAGGAACAACACCTAATTCATCAAAGA